GATGGAAGTGGGGGAGCTGGTTCACCTTCTAGTTCACCTTCTAGTCCTGGTGTAGCGGGTGTTACAAATTCTGGTGGAGCTGGTGGAGCAAGTTCTGATGTTCAAGCAACTAATGCTGGTAATGGCGGTTCTGGTCAAGTTTTAATTAAGTATCCATCGTATAGTCAATTTGCTGCAAGTGGAGTATTTAATATTAATGAAGTTTATGATTATGTAAAAGCAGGTAATTGGAGTAATTAATGGCACATTTTGCAAAAATAGATGAAAATAATATTGTATTAGATGTAAGAGTTATTAATAATTCTGACGTTGAGGCTAATGGTGGAGATAAGTCTACTCAAGCTGAACAATGGGTATCTGATAATTTTGGAGGTGGCACTTGGAAACAAGTTTCTTTTAATACAAAACATGGAAAATATTATACACCAAACACTATGGATGAAGATCCAGATCAAACAAAAGCTTATAGAATGAATTATCCTGGAATTGGTTGTCATTATATTCCATCTTTAGATGGATTTACAGCGGGTACAAAACCTTATGATTCATGGACGGTTAAAGAAGATATTTGTACATGGAAACCACCAGTTGCATTTCCAACAATTACTACAACAGGAACAACTTTTCAATCACCAGAAGGTGTTAGTTATGAGCAACCTTATGTTTATACTTGGGATGAAGATAATCAAAAATGGATAGCTTATACTTCAGATCAAAATGGTGTATTACAAAATAATTACATATGGAATTCAACAACTTTACAATGGGAGGTAGATAATGGCTAAAGGAAATGGTGGAGTTATCGGAGTTAATAATGATCCTATTACAGAATTGGTTACAGATTTTACAGGACCTGGCACTTTTACATCAAGACCAACTACAGGAAACGCAGGAGTTTTAGTAATAGCTGGTGGTGCTGGTGGCGGAAATGGTAGTCCACCTAAAGGCGGTGGTGGAGGTGCTGGAGGTTTAGTTTTAGTTCCAAGTTTATCAGTAGGAGGTGGTACACCAATACCTATATCAATTGGTGGTGGAGGAGGAGCTTCTGCTCCTGGTTCAGACACTACTTTCGGATCTGCTCCTAACCCCTATTATTTAATTGCAAAAGGTGGTGGAGCTGGTGGTGATATGACAAGAGGATCTGGCAGTCAAGGTGGATCTTCAGGAGGTGGAGCTGGACCTATGTCTGGAGCTAGTGTAGCACCAGATCCTGCTGCTGCATCACAACCTACTCAACCTGGAAACTCAGGAACTTTTGGTCATGGAAACAAAGGTGGTTATGTATCGAGTGCTAGTCCATCAGGAAACGTTGGAGGTAACGGAGGCGGAGGTGCTGGTGCTGCTGGAACTAGCGCTGGACCTGGAGGTGGTAACTACGGTGGCGGTAATGGCGGTAATGGTTATGATGTAAGACCAGTATTTGGTCCATCTCAACCTTGGTATATTACACCTGAAAGTCAAGATGGTTTTTTTGCTGGAGGTGGTGCTGGAGGCCCTGCTACACCTTATCCCCCAAGTGCTAGAGGAAATGGAGGAATAGGAGGTGGTACTCCTGCAGAACCAACAACTGGAATTACAGGACTAAGAAACTATAGTGTTGTCGCAAACTCTGGTGGAGGAGGTGGAACTGGAGCTCCTACAGGCAGATCAGGTGGATCTGGAAGAGTTAGTGTTATTGAACCAGGAGCAGCACCAGGAGTATGGTCTTTAAAATCTCAGTTTGCTGCAGTTAAAGCAGGTGAGTGGCCTTCGTAAGTCTAGACTTTATCTATATATAATATATAAATCAATGCATAAAGATATGCATTTAACATCAACATTTAGTAGTATTTTCGCAAGAGAACATTCTTTATTGAATCAAGAAGAAATAAATTCTTTAGTAAAAGAATGTTATTCAATAAAACAAAATAATAAAAGTGGAGGTAATAAATGGCATTGTGATGTTTATAATTCAAATCAAGTTGTGGATTTAATTAAAGAAAAATCTTTTGATAAAATAATTAGTCTTATTACAGATCAAGTAAATTTATTATCTTTAAAACTTGGTTCAAAAACAAAACATAAATGCAATTCTTGTTGGTTTAATATATATGAAAAAGGTGACTATCAAGAATATCATTATCACCCATCTAGTATTTTTAGTGCTATATATGTATTAAAAACACCTACACCCGAACCTAAAATTTGGTTTAAACACCCAGTTAATGATATGTATCCATTATATACTTCAGAAGTAAATGATTTAAATGCTAGACAATATTGGTTTCAACTAGCTTTAAATAATGTATTAATATTTAGATCTTATGAACAACATATGGTTGATGAATTAAAATCAAAAGAAAACAGAATAACTTTAGCATTAAACTTTTAATATGAATCTTAAATATAATTACTGGTATTTTAAATCCGCTTTACCAAGTCACTTTTGTGATAAGTTAATTGAATTTGGTAATTCTAAACAGGAACAGTTAGCAATTACTGGTGGTATTAATAGAAAAAAAGAAAAACAAGTTATATCTGAAAAAGATTTAGAAGAAAAAGAATTAAAAGATTTAAAACAAAGACGTGATTCTAATATTGTTTGGTTAGAAGAAAAATGGTTATATAGGTATTTACATCATTTTTTGTACACAGCTAATATAAACTCAGGATGGAATTTTCAATGGGATCAGTCCGAGAGTGTTCAATTTACAAAATATAAATTAAATCAATTTTATGACTGGCATTTAGATTCTTGGAAAGAACCTTATGGAGAAGATCAACCATCTTTTTTAAAAGGGAAAATTAGAAAATTATCTATGACTTGTTGTTTAACAGGTCCTGAAAGTTATGAGGGTGGAGAATTTGAATTTAGATTTACTGATGATGATGGTAAAACAGTAGATAAAATTTGTAAAGAAATAATACCAAAAGGATCTATTGTTGTTTTTCCCTCATTTATTCATCATAGAGTTAAACCTGTAACAAAAGGAACTAGATATTCTTTAGTTATGTGGAGTTGTGGAGAACCTTTTAAATGAGTTTTTATTTTTTAACAGGTATTCCTAGAGCAGGTAACACACTGTTATCTAGTGTTTTTAATCAAAACCCTTATGCAAAAATAACTGCGCATAGTGTACTTCCTTTATTATTTAATAATATATTAGAAGTTAAAAATGATAATAGATTTAAAAATTTTCCTGATTTTAAAGGTATAGACAACATAATAGATAATTTATTTAAAAACTATTATGCTCATTACAATTGTAAAACAATTATAGATAGAGCTGCGTGGGGGTTTCATTTAAATATATTAAAACATATGCCAGTGAACAATAAATTTATAATACTACATAGACCTTTATTAGAAGTTTTAGCTTCTTTTATAAAAGTAGAAAAACCAACTGATGTTATTAAATATTGTGATGATTTGTTATTAAAAGAAACAATTTTGTCAGACTCTTTAACATCTACTCAAAATATAATCGATAGTAAAAAAGAATATTTGTTAATAACTTACGATGATTTAACAAATAATATTTGTGAATGTATAAAAAAAATATGTGAATTTATTAATATTCCTTATATAGAACCTGACCTTAATAATATTAGACAATTAAATATAAATAATGTAGAGTATAATGATAGTGTGTTATCAGGAGACTTTCACACTATAAGAACAGATAAAATTATAAAGAATGAAAATAATATAGAGGACTTTTTACCAAAGAGAGTTATAGATAAATATAAAAATTTTGATGTTAGATTTTAAACAACATAAATACACAATAATTAAATCAGCTATATCAAAAGAATTAGCTGATTTTACATATCAATATTTTTTATTAAAAAGAAAAGTTGCAAGAACCTTGTTTGATAATAATTGGATTCCACCATTTGAAACAATGTTAGGTGTTTGGAATGATGCACAGGTACCCGAAACTTATTCTCATTATGCAGACATTTTAATGGAAACTTTATTAGAAAAAGTAAAACCTATAATGCAAGAAAAAACTGGTTTAAAATTATTACCTACCTACGCTTATGCAAGAATATATAAAAAAGACGATGTTCTTCATAGACATAAAGATAGAATGTCTTGCGAAATATCTACTACGATGAATTTAGGTGGAGACAGTTGGCCAATATATTTAGAGCCTGATGAAACTAAAGGTGGACATGGAGAGGATGGAGTTTACAAATCTGAAAATACACCAGGCATAAAAGTAGATTTAGAACCTGGAGATATGTTAGTTTATTCTGGTTGTATATTAGAACATTGGCGAGAAAAGTTTGAAGGAGATAACTGCGCTCAAGTATTTCTACATTATAATAATATAGAGACTCAAGGTGAAACTAATAAATATGATGGTCGACCACATTTAGGTCTACCTTCAGATTTTAAAAATGTCTAATTTTATATATCAATTTAATATTAATAAAGATATTTGTAATAAATTAATAGATTATCATACTACAAGTAATGAAAAAAGAGCTGGATATATTACTGGAAATAAAATTGATAAAAATATAAAAGACTCTATTGATCTTAGTATATATCCTAACAGTGAACTTACTTTTGTAAAAGATTATTACAAAGAATTAGAAAAAGGATTACTTCAATATTATGATTTACATTTTATTTTAAAAGAAAAAATGAGTGTTCACACTAAAGAACCTTTTATTATACAACATTATTATGCTGGAGGAGGTTTTAAAACTTGGCATTTTGAAAGAGCAGATTTAGGAGAACCTATTATAAGTAGAACTTTAGTATTTATGACTTATTTAAATGATGTAACCGATCAAGGTGAAACAGAATGGTATTATCAAAAAATTAAAATAAAACCCAAAAAAGGATTATCTGTTATATGGCCTGCAGATTGGACTCATACTCACAGAGGAATACCTTCTCCTACCCAAGAAAAGTATATTGCAACAGGGTGGTTTAATATGGTATAAGATCCTGTCAAAATAGGATTAATATGCTACAAAAAATAGGCTTTCAACCAGGATTTAACAAACAAATTACAGAAACCACAGCCGAAGGACAATGGGTAGATGGTGATAATGTACGATTTCGTTATGGTACACCTGAAAAGATAGGTGGCTGG